GGGAGGTGAAAGTGAAAGGGGGAGGGGGAGGTTGGGGGTGTGGTTGGAGAGGTGAGGTGTGGAAGTTAGTAGTGGATGATGCGCAAAGTTTCGGCCTCCTCGAGTGAGTTGGCGTTCTGCATGATCAAACTCATCTTCTCATGTGTGAGTTTCTCACCTTGACGTTCGGCAAGATGGATTAGTTCGGTGGCGTAGAAGGCGTTCTTCATTGCTTGGTCGTCTTGCACCTCCGGGGTTCGGAAAAGGCGTGCGAGGGCTCGGCGTGAGATGTAGGCGACTTGTAATCGCTTGAAGTAAGTGGTACTTTTCATCATGATGTGAGCACCGGGGATTAGATGAGCGTTCTTCAAGTAATACCTGGTCAAATCGTGGTGGGCTTCGAGTTCGAGCGAGGTGAGGCGGTCGCGGATCTCGGCGAAGCGCTCGTAGAGGAATGAAAATTCCAAGAAGTAACTTGTCATGGTGAGCCGTTCGGTGCCGATCTCCTCACTGATTCTTTGCCTGAGCCAGATCACATAAGGGTTCTTGTAGATCCCTTTGGAGGTTATGTACCAACTACAGAATTCACCGGTCTCTTGGTAGACCTCCTTCCCGATTAGTGTGAATCGAGTCTCATCCCACTCTTTCTTCACCAACAGTCGACCGTTGAAGATGGAGTCATCGCCGGCGTAGCATTGTGGCATGCCCTTCGGGATGAAGTACTTCAAGTTCATGTAGGCCATGTTCATGAATGTGTTGAAGATTAGAGTGCACCACTCTCCCGTGAACCTCATAGTTTGCAACGGGCCGGGGAAGGAGTGCGAGTTCAACTTGATCCACACATACTCGTCTATCAACTCCTTTGGAATGTTGAAGTAGTTGAGGAGGCGTACTTCGAAAGCCAAAACTTTTTGATCCTGCGACTGATCGTAAGCGGTGAAATCGTTACTGAAAGCGCCCTTAGAATCTTGCCAGTGGAGTCGCACCCAGTTGTCGAGGTCTCGGGGGGACATTCGATTGTGCCAGTATATGTTGCTGGGCAGTAAGAGTTGCACCTTCTGGGCAAGATAATGTCCAACTTTTCCGAAGAGATGAATCACCTTGCTAGCGTACAGAGCCAGGGACTGACCGGGTTTACCAGCGGGGGAGTTGAGAGTGTCGGTTTTTCCTTTGAGCTGACTCTTGATGAACAATCGAGGGTTGTTGCTTTGGAATTCCGGCTCGGCGCGGTCATAATTGGCGATGAGCTGGTTTAGTGGCTTGGCCAGCTGGGTCTCCTCACTACTCATCATGCAACGCATCAACTCTTCTTCATCCAACGGTACTCGATCCTCGGGCAAGTTGAGGAGATCTCGAAAACTGTCGAAGAGGGCGTCACCCTCGTTGGCAGCTGACTTGTACTTTCGCTCGTTGGTGCTGGGCTTAGCGAGTCGGATCCGCTTCTCGATTGTCAACTGGAAGAGCGCATTGTCGGTGTTCTTCTGGTGTGGGAAAATGGTTTTGAGCAGAGGGATGAACTTGTGGCCGATTTTTGCGAGCTTCGGATCTCGGCTGGTGGTGAGGTTGTCTTCGAACAAGTTGGTCATGCCGTGCCGGTCCGTTCTCAATTCGCGTTCCTCACGTGCACCAAGCGTTTGAAGTTGGTACTCACTCAAGAAGGTGCGATCGCTCAAGAGGTTCGAATCCTTGAGGCGGGTGTCGGTGAGGGTGGTGTCGGTGGTTGGAGGCTCGGTGAGGGGGGAATCCTTCAGGTTTGAGATGATTGAGCGGATGTTGTCCAACTTGGCATCTTTGTCTGCGTCAAGACCTGGGATGCGCGTACCTAGGTCGTTGCCTGTGTCGAACTTGCTGTGGGCGCCGGAGGGTAGCGAGAGGTGAGCCGTGAATGGGTGGTAGACCGGCTTTGTCTGATTGGGGTGGGTGATGTAGGGAATGTTGTACTCCACGAACACGTCACTCATTTCGTAGAGAAGCTCTCCTGGGTTTGGCATTAGGAGGTTCGCCCTGGGAATTCCTTTACTTTTGTCCAAGGTTGTGTACTTCATGAACAAGGCGTTGTTCATTTGCAAGGCGTGACCGTCTTCTTGAAGACTCTTAGAGTAATCGACGATGCTTAGGGTCTTCGCGGAGGCGACGCGCGAGCAGGCTGTGTAGCAACCATTCCAATTGACTGAGCGCAGAGCATCGTCGGTGACGATTACCTGAATATCTTCGTGAAAATCACCCCCTTGGCAACCACTGTAAGTGTAGGTCTTCCTAGCTCCGTCACCGTAACGTGCCTTGAAAGCATCACTATGCACGATGGTGGTGGTTCGGGGAGCCAACGCTTCTGTGACGCGGAGCACCTCTTTGGCTGCAGTCACTCGTTTTCTTCCGGCTGGGATCCAGGGCACACCGGAAACCTCTGATAACTCATGTCTATAGGAGTAGAGACGGTACGGATTCACAAGGTACTTGAGGAAGTGGATAACTTCTGAGTTTTTGTAGCTCAAGTCGAAACCACTCTGCGGGTGGGGCTCATGGAAGCAGGCTTGAGCGAAATCACCGATGATCACGATGGTTTGGATGTTGGGGTCAAGCATGATGATGAAGTCGATGAAACCTGGTGGGTACAGGGTGATCTCATCCACGATGAGGATCTTTCGTCGGCCCTCGGCGGCGGCATTCTCGAAGGTCTGGCACATGAAGCCGTAGTGGCTGAGGTTGAGTTTGGTGGCGGTGGAATTTCGCAACTCTTTTCTGGGGAAGCACATTGACCAGAGACCTGGCGTCCGGTAGGTTGGGTTTTGGAGAATCTCGATGATCTCGCTGGATTTGTTTGAACCTCCCGCGCCGTAGCTCACGTGAACTTGTACTTGTCGAGGCATCTTCTGATCCGCGATTTCATCCCAACCTTTGAGCATCTCAAGACCCACATTCATGTCGCGGTAGTAGGTACCAGTGTGGCCTTGCTTGGCTTCGCGCAGGTAGGCCTTGATTCGGTCGTAATTCAAGGTGTGGGATCTACCTGGAATGATTTTTTTGATGGCAGCTTGCATGCCAATCGAGCCTGATAGTGCGCCTTCGGGGATGGGAGTGGCGATTTTCTTGGAATCCCGATAGGATTTTGGGGGCTTCATGGCCGCGGCGCTGAGATTCTTTTCTAGCTGCCAGTGTGAACTGCCCGACTCATGCTCACTCGCGCTCATCCAACGAATCTCCATGTCTCTGCCGCCCCATGATCCGATTCTCTGGGGATGATTGCCCCACGCTGCGTGGTCGGTGATGTGGATGATGGCAGCGATGTTCCAAGCCATGCAAAGATAATGCATGTGTTTGAGATTTAGGTTGCCATGCGCAATGCCATCAAGAATTTCAGAGGGAAGGCGGTCTTGTACCATGGTCACGACATCAGCTTCGCGCTTCTTTAGGAAGTTGGCGAAAGTCGTGAGGCCGCAGAAGTCGCTGAGCGGAAGAGATACCGAGGGTCGGTAATCTTCCAATTGTTGAGGCCTGGGCCATTGGGGGACCAGAGAAAAACCGCAGAAAGGAGGCAAGCTAGGCTTGAATTTGGAGGCGGTCCAGCTTCCATTTGGATTATCATCCGGGTGGGTTGGGAGGCAGCAGTGACAGTATCCTCCGGGAGCGCCAGTCCAACCATGCCCACTAGCGCAAGCGGACCACTCTCGGTTGCTTGCTTGTGTGTGGTCCGGGCATTCGCAGGTGCCATGTGAGTTGGTGAGTTTTTGTTTGCGCTGCACCAACGCCATTTTGATCACCTTTTGTCGAAGCTTATGGTTTTCTTGTTGCATGGCTTCGAGTGCTTGATACTTTTGAGGTGCGTACGCCTTCAGAATGTCCTTGGTTTCCTTTGGCGATTTCTTAATGGCCTCTCTCTCCTCGAGACGAAGAGTGGCGAACTGTCGGAGGTGGTGACCTTCGCTTGCAAGGGATGAGATGCCACTCACGGTTGCACTTGCGTCCACGTCGGTGGCGTCATCCTCTTCTTCAATGCTGGGCAGGGAACCATGAGTTGATGATAACGCACCACTTTGCGAAGGGTGGGGATCCCCGCTTGCGTGGTTGAGGGCGCCTCGCATGGTTGGTTTGAAGGCGCTCGTGCTAGTGAGGGTGACCATTTGGACGGGTGCGTTCACCACATTGGGTTGCGAATGGTGATGGCAATCCTCGCAGTGTTCGCAACAGGGTTCTTCAGGCGCTTCATCCTCGTCAAGAGTGTGGTGGCAATCCCAGCAATGATCGCAACAGGGGTATTCCTCACAAATTAGCTCAGCGTTGAACGGGCGGTGCTCCCAGTATTCCATGAACTCTTGATCGTCAACGTGGTAAATGTTCTCTCCTAAGAGCTCGAGTTGGAGGGGATCGAACTCAATTGAGAACTGATTCTCATTGAAGACGAACGGGTTGCTCCAAGAATCGGCTGCGGCAGTCAAGTCCTCGAACAATTGGTGCACGTCGTGGTCGGGTTCATTCTGATTGCGCCAGTCGAATGGGAGTTGAGCGACCGTCAACTCACGACTTTCGAGTTCGTAGCGATCCATTAAGCGCCCTGGGACGAAGATGCCTCCAAGGATGGTTGTCAGATCGTGAAACTCCAATTCGTTGAGTGGGTGAAGCATGATGGGATGGCTGGGGGAAGAGATGCGCTTGTAACTCATCCACTTTTCTCTCTCGGTGCTTTGATTGGTGGTTCGTGCCTCGTTGCTCTTGTCGGACTTGAATTTCAAGCGCCATCGTTGATAGAAACCTCGTTTAGCTAAGGCGTCTCTCTGGAGCTCGCGTGGATTGCTGATGGTGCAATCGTCGTCCCTCGTTTGATTGTCGCGGTAGTCCACGAGATATTCGTCCCTGGCGAAGGTGGGCCCGGTCGAGGAACCATCTTGGGCGGAATCTTTGTCGCTTCGCCATCTGTGGTCACGCATGGCACGCTCGCGAATTCTCTTGAACGGGATTTTTTCCAGAGAGCTGATGGGAGGGAGTGAGCGGATGGTGGAGTCTCTTTCGTAGGCTTGTGTTGACGTGAATGCAGAACCACCTTGGAGGGAGCAGTCAAAATCTTTTACTTGCATGCTCGGAACGAAGTTAGGCGCGAGGAAGATTTTGTGAAATCTCTCACGATACTTCTGGTGCCATTTGCCCACGAAGAAATCCTCCACGGCCTCAACAGTATGTATTTTGAGGGATTGAGCCTTGGAGAATCCGTGTCGGAGGTGTCTTCCTGTGATTCGTGAATCTTCACTGATGCCAGCCACCAAACTAAGCATTTCCGTTAACTCTTCAAGCACGCTGAGTTCGACGTGACCAGCTTCAAGCTCGGTCAGCATGGTTCGGGCTTTGTTCATCACCTGACTCTTGGTAACCTTGGGGTTTGATGTTAACCAGACCCAGATGCTATTGTAGAAGTCAGCGGGCAAGTAAATGTGTGGTCCGGTCATGAATTGTCGTCGGAAGAGTCTGGGGAGGCGCTTGAGTTTTGGCGCCATGCTATAGCGAGTTTGGGGGGTGATGAAGCTCCCGCGTTTGATGATGAAAATGCGGTGGGCAACCAAGCTGTCCAGCATCTCAACGGTGTAATTGAGTCCTAAGGAGTTGACTCGTCCTGTTTCCAGCCAAATGAGTCCGTGATTCGGTTGTTGGTAATTGTCGGAGTAATCCCCCTCCAAGTGGTAAGTGAAGCTCGCTCGGTCGTGTTCTGGGTAGCTGAGAGTGTAGACACCCGGGTACCAAGAGCTGGTTCGAGTGGTTGCTTCAAATGGCAGTATCGCGGTAGCCATGATTGTTTGGAGTTTGGGGTTTGTGAGGAATATCCTTGCGACGTCGGCGTGGTTGAGGTAATGGAGTACGTCGTGGATGAATAATTGGCTTTCCTGAAAGGGCTCCAAGTGCTGGGAGGCGTTTCGGAATCTGGTGTGATCGCGAACTGTCATGTAGTAGTTCGTGAGGCTGGTGTTTGGAATGTTAGCCAGGTGGGTGGTGAATTTCTCCTCCTTCATTTGCCAAACTTTCGTGGCTGCTCGCCGACAGAAATTCGTGGTGAACGTTTGGATGATGAAATTCTCAATCGCCTTGTGCGCGGGGTGTCGGTGCCCTTGGGCAGCGCTCACAGTACTTTGTACACCAGCATTCCGGATGATGGCTTCCACTTCGGGGTTTTGCGCATAGGGATTGTACTTCCTAATTGCGTTGTCGTTGATAACAGCCTCGTTGAGCAAGCTGTTCTGAAGGGAGTTTTGGTGCGATTGGGTGGAGATGGTCTGGTAAGCATGCTGACTGCCAGAGGGAGCGGCCCAGTGTTTGTCGCTACGGGCGCGACCGGATGGGAGATTTAGCTCGTTAAACGGAGAGCTTGGTGTAGGGGTTGGAGTGAGCTGTTGTAATTTTAAAAGAGCCCATAAATTTTGCGTTCGGCTGCGCGAGCGATGTGAGAGGCGCCGGTAAGGGTGGGTCTTTAATTTTTTAAGGTGGTCGATTGACCAACCTGGACGGTTGTATTGGGGGATGAGGCCTGCAACCAAGGCTCGGAGGTAGTGATTGGGGTTGTTGTGTCGGAGTTGAGGGGAGAAGGGGTCGGTCTTCGAATCCACATAAACCAGTGTTGACTGGAGTGGAGCCATTATAAGAGGATTAGATCGTCCCCACGATCAAAGGAGTGATGTTGTGACTCACCGTGGATTGTTTCGATGACACCGTTCAAACTGTGGAATCTTCGGGAGTTGATGGGAAGAGGTTCCAGGAGCTGGATGAGGGAATTTCGGTGGCGTTGAGCTCGGATTTCGAGAGCCAAAGGGATGATCGAGTCTAAAAGCTTCCGGTGGTTG